ATACAGATTGTCCAAGAGCTGCCGCATGATCGTGGACTTGATTAGCTGCACGTCCATGACCTGCTCGGCTACGCTGCGCCCGACCAGGCGGTGCGGCATCAGGATCGGCGACAGGACCGCGAACGGCACCTTGTCCCACTCCTCGTTTTCCAGGATGTGCGTGCCTTCGCCGATCGACACGACGCGGCGCAGTTCGGCGATGCCGTCGCCGTCGTAGTCGGAGTAGATGTAACCCTCGACGACCATGACCTCGCGCAGCGCCGGGTCTTTGCTCTCAAGGTTGGTGCCGCTCTCGATCTCCTCGAAGCGCTGCTGCCGCTCCTGCTCCTGATCAAGCTCGTGGTAGCCCGCGTAGCGCTCGACCTCGTCCTGGTCGTAGCCCATCGCCACAAGGTCGCTGACCGTCATCTGCGTGCGCTGGCCCACGAACGTCGCGCTCTCCATGTCGGTCGCGCGGCGATTAAACAGGAACTCCTCTGGCGGGATGTTGTTGATGCGGATCGAGCCGTCTGGCACGCGGCGCTTGATCTTGACGTTGTAGACGACGACGGGCTCGCCCTCGTCATCTACGCCGACCTCGATGCTCTCCTGCTCGGCAATCTCGATGGCGTCGTCGTCGGTCAAGACGGCAAGCTGCGCAGGCGTCACGCCCTCGAACTCATCCTCGACGATCTTCTCGTCTTCCTCGTAGTAGACCTTGACGACGCCGATCTTGAACAGCAGGGCATCCTTGATCCAGTTGTGCAGGATGCGGAACCCAGGGTTCTGCGTCGACAGCACAAAATTAAGGTACTCAGTCGCCTGCTCGGCGCTCGCCACGTCCTCGGGCTGCCGCGGCAGGCAGCGGGCGAAGTCGCCGTTGCCGAACACGCGCATCAGCGACGGCATCATGTACTCAATCACGTCACTGACTTCGGTGGCGACGACCTGCGAGCGGCCATCGACCTCGTTGCCGAACGAATCGCCTAGGTAATACGACAGCGTGTCCACGCGATCCTGAGAGAACTCGGTGTCGTAATAGTTGACGGCGTTCTGCACCTCGTTTGTGAATAGCGAGGAAAAGTCGTCGTCGTGCATCTTTGCCATTGGCTTAAACCCGCAGCGCTAGCTGCAATACTTCCCCGTCTTTACGTTCCCGCCCGGCTTGCCTTTGCCGTAGTTGCCGTTCTTCTTGCCGGTCATCTTGCCCTGCATCTTCATTTCTTCTTCCCCTTATTAGGTTTCTTCGCGGCAGCCTTAAACGCGGCAGCCGACGGCGCGCCCGCAGACCCAGGCTTGCGCATCCGCTCGCCGCTGCCCGCTTTGATACGCTTGCGCTTCGCGTGAATGTTGGCGTAGAGGCCGGGTCGCTTTGTTGGCATGCGTCACCATTTCTTGCACGACCAGTAGCGAGCCGAGAACTTGTCGTCCGCCGTGTCGCAGTTGTGCCGCGCGCGGAAACTTGCCCGCCGCGACGGGATTTGTTTCTTGATCGTCATGTCGGGGTCGCCGAAGCGTACCAGCTTGATGTCGTCGCCCTTCGCCGCCAACACCGCAAATTTCTTCGACGCGCCGGGCGTGCGCTTGGGCTTGTTGAAACCTGCGAACGACTCGCCACGATATTTCACGCGGCCCGAGGGCGTGCGGGAAGTCGAAGACTTTTTTGCCATTACTGCTCTTGCTGGCCGTAGGCGCCAGCGCCAAGAAGCCCGGCAACGCCCAAGCCTGGGACCGCCAGCAAGCCCTTGTCGCGAATAAACCTGCGCAGCACGTCCTCTCTGGTCAGCCCTTCCTCTGCGGCTCGCCGGTCGGCGACACTGCGCATCGCCTCCATGAATGTCTTCTGCGACGACACATCGACCCCCGTGCGGTCTGCCGCGCCCATCCACAGCGCAGCTTGAACTTGCGGGGCCGTCATCCCGCGAGCCTGCCCGATTTCGTACATCAGGTTTTCCAACGCCCGGTACTCGCTGTCATTCGGCTTTTCGGCCCACATTGACGGGATGCTGAGATCGGCAATTTGATCGACGTCTACCGCGCCCTCCTTCACCGCCTTCTTCGCGTTGAAATAGCGCAGCGTCTTGCCGTCAACCTCGCGTTCGCCGAAATACTTTTTCAGTTTTTTTGGCGCGAGGTCCAAGATGCGTTCAGCGTCAGCCGCCCCGATCTCGGCCTGCGTGGTAAGCCACCGAGGGTCTCGGCTTGCCATAGCCACATACCGCGTGAAGTGCAGATCGGCAGCGATGTTCTTCTCGCTGCCCTTCAAGCTCCAGGCGAAGCCCTTTGGCTTTGGATTTTCTACCGCCGCGCCCTTAGTCGCCGCCACGCCCGGCTCCGGCTCGCCAGACCATCTCCCGGCCATCTGACGGCTTGCAATCTGCTCTTGCAGCCCCTGCGTCTTGTGGCCGTACCCAGGCAGCCGACCCCGCGCGATTGCGCGTGCATCATCCAGCGAAGTCACATTGCCCAACAGACCCGCATACTCTGGGTCGCTGTACATGCGCTGCCGCATGGCGCTGGCGTTGCGAATGTTTTGGGGCACCTTCGACCCCGGCGAGGCTGCGCCGATCAGATCGATAAACTCGGACCATTGACGATGCCCATCGGCTTCGCCCAATTCGGCGACAAACCAGTCCCGCAATTCTTCTGTGTTGTACCAGTCAGCCCCGCCCACATTTATGCCGCGGTCAATATCCGCCTCAAGCTGCCTGCGCACCGGGTTGCCAGCATCCGCCATCGCTGAAATTGAAGCGTCAACCCGACCCGTCTCTTTTTTTGGGCGATAACGCACCAACGAAAACTGGTTGCGATCCGGCGCAGCGCCAAGATATCGCGGGTCAGAGCCCGCAGGGATGTCGTACATCGAGGCCGGAGGCGCATTGTGACCCGCGCCAGCAATATCTCCGAATGTGCCGTACATGCTTGGAGGCGACAGCTTTGCGGGCAACTCGCCGACCGCATCCCCGACAGCCTCGCCGACCCGTCGCGTTCCGCCGATCGAGCCTGGAATGAACATCCCCGCCAGCGCAGCAGGCGTGTAGACGAGATCGAGTAGGCCAGCACCCACGTTGCCTTGCCCCAGGTTCTGCATTGCAGATTGGGACGACTGCACGGCGTCACGCACGTCAGCACCCGGCGACATCAACCCCAGAAGCCCGCGGCCCGCGTTGTAGGCGTTTAGCAAGCCCTGCGAGAGGTGAGGCCCGAGATAGTAGGACAGACTGCGGTCTGCCATCAGACGATCCAACTGCTGTCGCTATACGTCAGCGGGCGGTTGTACTTCCACGCCGACCCAGACGTGACCCGCGCCGCGTTGCCGGCAAAGGTCAAAAGAAACGCATCCGCTATGTCCGGCGATTTGCGTCCGCGCTTGCGCATCTCGTCCTTGCTCTCAACTTTCAGCTTGCCAGTCGACGTGTATGTGAAGCGCGGCATAGTCAATTCTTCCATTAGCTCGTCTTGCGCAGGCAGAACGCAATCGCGCTTTTCCAGCCACTCGCGACCCGACCACCAAAGCTCATCGCGCAGACGCACAAACTTCTGCCCCATTGCGGAACTCTCAGCCACGTTGACCCCGCGAGCAGGTAAGTCCAGCTCGATAAGGCGATCGACAACGCCAGCGCCGAGGCCAATAGAATCGACAACAATCTCGCTGGGGCGATCAGGATACGGCGTAGCCTCATACTCACTCAGAACAATCCCGCACAGTTGCATCAAGTCCTTGTCGCGCCAGGTCTTGATAGGCTCGGTGACGACGTTGCCGCGCCGCTTGCACAGCGCCGATCGATCGCCGCCCATGCGCGCCACGTCCAAACCCCAAACCGGCATTACAGTCGCGAGGCCGTCTACCTCTCGACCCACCGCAGCCTCGACGAGATGGCGCGGGATCACCGCGTCGTCGTCAGCCGCAGGCGGCAGACCCAGCACGCGCACGCGGTAGATGTTGCTGTCCGCCCCGTACTGCTCGGCCATCTGCGCGATGAACTCGCGGCTGACCTGCGTCGAGTCCAGGCAACTGACCGTCTGCGTGTGCCAGCGCTGGCTGGCGAACGCATCGCTGAAAAACCCCTTCGCCCGCGTCGGGTTGCCGACCATCAAAGTCTTCGCACCCGGCGTCGACATCGAGCCTTGCCCCACTTCGAAGACGATGTCGGGGATGCCAGACGCCTCGTCGCACACAAAGAGCATGTTGGGGGAGTGGAACCCTTGCAGCGCTTCCGGCTGCTCCTTGCGGCTCGTGCGCGCGACACAGAAACTATCCGGCGCGCTCGTCAGGTTGATCTTGTCGCTCTTGATTTCGAGCTGCTTCTGGAAGCCCTCGGGCAGGTGCTTGATCCACTTCTGCAACTCGGCCCACAGCACGTCGGACAGCTGATGCGCCGTGTTCGCCGTCGCGGC